GTTTAACCGATACAGTATTTCGCCACCCTTGTATATCTCAAATGAACATACTATCCGCGGCTTCTGTTCTTCATCGCTAATGAGGTAAACTACGTCACCAAAATCGTATTTATTATCAATCACCATCATTGGCATTTATGCTAAGATTCCGCCTTTGTGAACGTTTCTTGTATTTCCATTGCAGATAAAGCAGTCGTAATTACTTAAATCTGCAGTTTCAATCATCCATTCAATCCTATCGTTGTACTCTGCTCTGAAGTGGTTTCTTTTACCCCATAAGTATTCGCGGTTCATCATGGTGTAACGGTTAATATCATCACTGTTAAGGACAAGCTCTTGCACAATCTCGCCAGCTTTAAACCTTGCTGCATGGCTCATTACGATGTTGAAGTCTTGAAACCTTCTGTACAAATCACAAACAACGGCACCAGTGTCGCAGCCTATTGAAAGATCAAACGCTAAGCCCTTCCCATAGCTGTCAGTAGCAAATGCCTGAGGTGAAGAAATGTCGCCTTCAACACCGTTGAATTGAGCGTATTCGTTTAGGTGCGCCTCACTCGATCCGCACCCGCAGGCGATGGTATTATCTTTTGGGCTGAATTCCGGTGCCTCATAAAGGAAGTAATAATCGTACCCCTGTTCACAGAGAGGATACGATTTAGGTTCTGACAGTACCGTTGGTTTAATTGCGTTTGCTAGCGTTGAAACAGCAATGTCATCAAGATGCTCAAGTGCATCACTACCGCGAAAAGCTCTGTACACCTTTATGGTGAATTCTTCCACGGTCTGTTCGAACATTGCGTAAATGACGTTGATATTAAGGCTTCCGCCTTTCATACCTGCTGTTCTTATACAAACCCCTGCATAATTGCCAGACAATGGATGGTTTACCTGATAGGATGTGCTAAGCGCTTGTCCGCTGTACGCAAGTTTTATCTGCCGAAACTTTCTGAGCAACCCTGTTACCAAATCGTCATGCATGCACTTAACTGCATCTTTGATAGCCGTTTCATAGAACACAGCCAACTCATCATCGCACGGTGTGGCCGCATCTGATCCTTTGATTCCAATGATTCCAGGCAACCGATCGAGAAACAAACCGCTCCTACTGATTTTGTACCATGGTACATTATTTACTTTCTTATCTCCCAACTTTGTTGTCAAGCATTCACAATCGGTTTCTGTTACCCCAATTATATTTTCTAAGCACTCTAATGACATAATTAATTTGTTGAACGGTTTGTGAGATCGGTAATTTTATTGCAATACAGTTTTACTCCCTCTAACCCAAGTTTCATGTAAAGTTTTCGCAGCCTACGATGATGGTTAATGGCAATCAATACAGGCGCTTCGTACCAATACTTTTTACCTTTCTCAAATTTTGGGTAAACCATTTTCCCACCCTTTTGATAGGTCTTCTCAGCTAATGGAGAAAGGGCCAGCCACTCGCCATCTACTTGCACTTTTTCCTTCTTTATCACAAAGACTGTTGGCAGTATTGCTACAGTTTGCTTAAGCTTTCGGTTGATATCGTTGGTTACTTTGAACATAACGCATAAAAAAGGCGGGCTATCTCACCCGCCCTTTGTCTTTATGGGATTAACGAAAAATTAAATTAGCTTCCGGTACCTTTTTTAAACTTAATGATACCGGTATTGTTTGCACTACAACGAATCGGGTTAGCAAAAATTCCCGAGCGAAGTTTAAGCACCCAGGTTGGGTACATCTTTCCGTCGGTATGACAAACAACTGAGTGTTGTACATCAATAAACAATTGCTGTTTGATTAGCTGTCCCTGCCGGATGAAAGTCATCGACGGAAGCGATGGAATATTTACAGGTATCGAGTACCTCATTAAGTTACCTGAGCTGGTATGAATCCATCCACCATCTTTAGCGCCTGCTAACTCCTGAAGGGTTGGCCACTTAGCACGATTGGCAATTGCAAGCGCTCCGCGGTCGATAAGGTAGGACGTATCGCTAAGTGCATTTGCCGCGAAACCGAACAGATCATGTCTGTATGGCAACTGATCGTATAGTGCGGAACCTAATTTGCCATCAGCGTTTGGAACGGATGCCAGCGAAACGTTGTAATCCTGAAAGAGGTTGCCGCCATCTAAAAGGAAAACAGAGTTGCTTCTATTTAGCTCCGCCACCTGAACCAGATAGGGAATAAGCTGCACCGCTTTTAAGTTAGCCGCTGGAATGGTCGTTACTTTATTAGTGGTATTATCCACTGTAAACTGGCCTCCGGTATATGGATTGTGCCCTCTGTTTGCTTCCACAGCTGCAACAACTTTTGCATTGAATTTCTCAATGATATTTTTGATTTTAGCTGCTAAGCCGGTGGCGACAATCTCATCATAGCTTAAAACAGAACTTTCAAGCTCTTCGGATGCAACAGAAAATTTATCTGTTATAAACACATCCAATGAAAGGTCTTGTTTTTTTGCTGTTCCTTCAGCTGCTTTAGCGGTAATACAACTGTCGTCATAAACACCGTCCTCGGCCGTATCGCCACAGAAGTCTACCCATTTGAGAGACACGTCTCTTTTAGATTCGGAAACTTCCAATTCCTTAATCTCTACCGTTTGGTTCTCCAACACGGTTTTAAGGGCGTTTGCCCGGGGCGTGTAGTCCTTGCTTTTTGCCGGCTCTGCCCATATTTGATCAAGCTTAAGCTGAACTTCAGCCGCCTTGATGTTTGTAAAATTTGTTAGTGACACTTGCGAATGTTTTAGGGTTGTAAAAAAGGGTAATCAATTATTCGCTGAACTGCTTACCATATTGCGCTTTGAAATCAGATTTTGTTTCTAAATCCAAAGAAGCGTCAAGTAAGATTTCAGCATATTCTTTCGCATTTGCGGGAGCCTTACCAGAATACTTTTTCGCTGTGTTGCCGGGCGGGTCTTGTTGCTTTGGCTTACCTCCGTTTCCCGGATTGCTGCGATCATCTGCAACTTTAAAGTCGAAGTTCGATTTTGCAATTCTGCTAATCAAATCATCAAACTCAAGCGCATGCCCATGATCATCTTCAACTCTGTTACCCTTTTTGTCTCCGTCTTTGTGCAACACCAAAAACTTTCCTCTGTCATCAATTTGGAAATCATAATCAATGAGTTCATCAATCAATAACCTCTGAATCATTTTTTGTGCTTTTTCTGCATCAGCCGGGAGGATAACATCGCCAACTGCTTTAAACTTTGCTAAAGCAGCATCTCGAACTTTTGAAAAGGTTTCTTTCTGGCTGTACTCATGCTGTAATGCTTTTAGCTTGCTCTCGCCTTCTGCTCGTGCGTCTTCAACGGCTTTCTTGAGGTCTTTTTCCAGCTTCAGATAGGATGGAAGTTTTTTAATTTCTTCTTCCGTTAACTGATTATTGCCGGCCTTTTTCCTAAGATCGGTTGTTTTTGCTTCGAGAATGGCGTCGATAAGCTCTTCACCTTGGAGTTCATCTTCGATTCCGTACTTTTCCTTCAGCTTCTTTTCAAAAGTTGAAAGAACTTCACCTTGCGCCTTTTTATACCCATCATTGAACTTGTTCTTTGATTCAGTTTTAATGGCCTCGATGCGCTCTTTGTCCTTGTCGATAATGAGCTTAATGGCTTTTTCTTCATCGAATTTCTCCGGGTCATCGGTTTTAAGAAGTTCCGCTACTTCCACATCGGGCATCTTAAACAGTGTGCCCAGAACTGCAGTAATTAGTTTTTTAGACATATTTAGGGTTTTAAAACACTTTCGATTTGCTCACCTTCATCCGCAGCTTCTGGCTGAATTTCCGGTGAGTCTTCTTCTCTTTTTAACCGGCTTTTTTTATTCAGTTTTATTTCAACTGGCTCCTTCGTCCTGATCACTTTATACAGCCGATTTGTTAACGGATTGGCCAATATCACGTCCAATTCCTTTTCCGAAACTGTTTGCTCGTGGCCGGTTGAGCGATTAATAATTCTAGGCATATCAGTTGGCTTAAAAGATTATTTAAGTTCTTTTGGTTTTTCTATTTGCCAGCCGTATTTGTGCGGGGGCAATAAGTTCCATGTTTGTTTAGTCATGGTAGTTCTGTCAACAATCTTCCCACCCTCCGTTTTTATGAGTTTTAGATATCCATCCGGAACATCTTCTACTTGCACTTTATTCGGCTGCGGCGGATTGCTTTCTTCTCCGGCTGGATTCGGCTGCGGCGGAGCAGGATCATGTTCAGACGATCCTTCGATAATGGCTTTAGCCAATTCCGCCTTTGTTAATGTTTCATCTGGATCGGAGCCAACGACTTCTTTGTATTTCGCCTGAAGAGCTGATTTATTGAGCTTATCAAGCTCAATTAAAGAGTTAGGGTTGTGGGTCATGACTATAATTTTAGATAAAAATACTATCTTTTTCGAGTACAAATAAAAAAAATTATTCGCCTGCTATTTTTTTGAATGCGCGATTGATAGTTTCAAGAATCTTTTCTATTTCACCACCTTCGGATGTTGGCAGCTTGCCAGTGTTTTGGATCATCCATTCAAGCATATCCATAATTGAAGATTCAGGAAAGTAAATCTCGCCATTAATCTCTTCATGCCCGTTAGCTGTGAGCAGCTCATAAGCTTTAGTCCTGAATTCTAATAGAGTCATACAATCAATCAAAGTTAACCATTTAGTGCTGTTTATTTCGAAGGTCGGGCCGCATGGTAAAGGCTACTTCTTCGCTTATAAACCTTGGCAGATGCCTACAGCCAAACAACCCCATATCCGTTGTGGCATTGTAACTGGCGATATATCCTTTTTCCAAATTTGCCTGTATCCAGGGGTCGGCTTCCCACACTCTGGCTTCTTCTACTGAAAACACTTTGCCGGCACGCTCTCTGCAAAACTTCCTACTGGTAGCAATCAGTGTCCCTTCATAGATGAAGTATTGCAGGGCCAGCTCTTTTGCGAGTAACAAACTTTGGTCACGGTCAACCTGAACATAAATGTCATAGGCATACTGGCGATAATGCTGCCGGAAGGCCCCCAAGCGGTCTTCGTCGCCTTTTATAAACAGCTCCATCGATCGCTTAAAGTTTTTAAAGCCTGCGCCTTTTATTATCTCTTGGTACGATAACTTTTTAATATCATTCTGCACCTTAGTGTCAGAAAGTAAGCTGTCAAGATAACCACCTCGTTTTAGCTGTACCTTGTTACCAACGCCAAGCCTGTCGTCGATTATTTGCTTTACTTTTTTTGTCGACTTCTCATAGCCTTTGCCGGCATATTCAGAGTAATAATCCACGTTTGCTTTCAGGATTTTATCAACGTTGTTCACGATTTCCCCAGCTACTTTACCGCCTTGCTTTAGCATCAGTTCTTGATACAAATTGTCAATCAGGGTAACTAACCGAAGATTATATGAATTGTTTTTAATAACCCCCTTGTCGGTTTCCAATTGGTCAATAAACTGTTCGATTAACACCTTGCTGATTTGCCCGGAAAGAGAAATCAACCGGTCGTCAAGCTGCTGGGTAGCTTTTTCAATGAGCTTAATTTTGTCGCCGAAGATATCAGACATTGCAGATCATTCTTTATGCGGTTATTTCATCGGGTTTCCCTTCATCTCTTGCACCATAAAGAACAGCTTTCGGTGTTTGAGCTTCGAGCTTTAAAAGTATTTCGGCAACCTTCTTATCAATTTCCTGCTGCCGCTGATAAACATCGAGATCAACATAGAAATCCTTTCCTATCTTCTCAAATTCACGTTCCAGCGCATCGATAATGAAGTCGTAGTAGTGATAGAGAACCTTCGTTTCTTTCAACACCAGATCGCTGTTAATAGCTGCAATTATTTCGGTCTCCGATTTACCCATGAACGGATAGTGCATCTTTTGAACCCGGTACCTGATAATCCCTTTTGGATCATCTACAAATGCTTGTTCGGCGATCTCGTCCGTGATTGCTTCTTTTACAAATGCCGGCAGGTTTCCATTATTGGCGGTGGTTAAGTCCTGATACAACATTTCCTTGCTTTTGAGCTTGAAGTTGGTAGGAAACCGATGAATCCATTCTACCTTATTTGCATTATCAGTGAAGATGGCAATCAGTTCAACAAACGAACTCCATGTTGAGCTGATCTTTTCTGCAAACGGATTCAGTGTGTCATACACGCTATCCATATCCATGTCTGCTTCCGTTGCTGTTTTATTAGCACCTTCCTGACTCAAATCACTGCTGGACGTTTTCTTAATCAACACGGTGGAATTAAACACGGCCTGATGGCAATCGATTTTCAAATCATCGAGCCATTGCTTTTGAAGTTTGAGCAAATCTATTGGCAGTGGAACATAATAAACGTAGTCGGTTAGCGGTATATATTCGTCCTTAGTCTCCGGTATCTCTACCTCCACCAAATCCTGACCGGACGTGTGAACAGGCTTACCTGTTCCTTTGCAATTTGTACAAAGGTTGCCATCTGCTAAATGTCCTCCAAAGCACTTTTGTTTTCCATCGCCTGGGCATGTTTTGGTTAATCGAATGAGCTTTTGCGGGAACGTGTGTAAACAAGTGCTTAAGTCGAACTCGCTGCCTTGTTTTATAGACTTTTCAAGGTAGCATAGCGCATCATGAAGGGGCGAAACAAACGTACGGCCATCGGTTTCCAAATCCCTTTTATAACCTATTCGAACCACCGGCACTTTCCCGGCTTTATGGTGGTAGGTTGAAAGTATGTAAGACTTTTCATTGAATGTTTTAAACTGCTGGTGGCTTCCCATCTTCACCTCGCTTTCCTTCAAATAGGTTTGCTCGGCCACGATTGCATGCTCGTCTGCATAGATGGTGTATTTATCACCGTCAATCGAGCGCTCTTCATCGGCTCGTTTAATCTTAATTTTCGCCTTCACAATCAGAAACTGGACGATGTTGTTTACGATAGAAAAGTTTACCGCATCATGGCAACTCACCTCAAATGGTCTCGGCCGCGCTTTCTCAGTCTTAGAATCGAATTCATCAAATTCAACAACAATCCACGAGTTGGGGTCCCAAAAGGAAAGTTCCACAAACCGATTCTTTAGAAAGTAATTAAGGCCCGCATCGTTGGTTTCACTTCCGTAGAAGGTTTTAATCCGGTCAACAACTTCGGCTTGAGCTTTCCCGAAAGTCTTCTTTGCAGGCAAAATCTTTTCTATCAACGGCTGTGTTCTTGCTACCTTGTAGAAAGGCTTAATTAAACTTCCGCTTGCGGCAGGAGCCACTGGAATTGTGAGTGCACAGCGTTGTTTAAATAACTCTTCGTCCTCGCGCGGATTAAACCGCTTCAATCGATCCTTAATATTCTTGCCGGTGATGAAAAATTTGTAATCTTCAGAAAGCTTCGTTACCCGGCCATAGTCGCGATGAGTAATTTCATGCTCAAGGGTAAAAGTTAGCTGGTCAAGGGCTTCTTGATGGGTCATTGCAGTGAACGTTTACGGTAAAAATACTATTAAAATAGTCCACAAATCAAAGATATTAGTCTGAATTTTTAAACTCTGCTTCAAGAATTTTTACTATAAGGTACTCAAGCGCATCCGATGTGTGCCCAAGCTCCTCATAACTGATGTCCTTATTTTTGGGATCCTTAACCCGCTTCTTCAGCTTGCCTTCTGTGCCTACTTTAAGCTTCACCATATCTTTAATCAACTCTTTGCATCCCTCATCAATAAGCAAAACAACTTGTAACCCGTTAACGTATATTTTACCAGCGAGTAATCGGTTCATAAAATCCCTGCGTTTCATTACCGACGGGTTCTTTTTAATTACACGTTTGCTGTTGATGTTAAGAAACGGGCCCATCACCTTCTGCACATCATCGAATGCTGTTTGATTTCCTTTCCCTGCAATTTTATTATTACCTGAAGCATCCCCGTAATAGAAGTAATCGGTAATCCGGCTTTCATAATCCCTCAACAAGGCCTTACAAACTTCTTCGGTTGAATTAAAAGGGTCTTTTAAGCAATACTCCTGAAAGATTCGGATCTGAAATTCTGTATCCGTGAGCACCACTTGGCCGCAAATCTGAGTCATATAAGGCAGTACGTTGAAGTCGAATGAACCATGTATTGCCTTTGCCGGAACAAACGGAACACTGCCCACATGCCTGAGCTTTTTAAAGTGCGTGTAATACTCATTGCCGGTGCTGGAATCGCCCCAGTTTCCATCAATCCAAACGGTTAAATAGTTTTCATCGCCGTTAGCCAAATCACGCAATTCATTCTCATAAGTGACTGCATTAATGAAAGGGTTTTTTCTAAAGTCCGCTTTATAAATCAACGTCGATCTGGTCTTCGCTTCCACATTACCAGAAGGAATGATATCATTCTCACTGTCTTTAAAAAAATAATCACGTCCCCAAAAGCCATACTCTGGATTGAACGCTCCCCAAAACTGTGTTTGTTTTACTTTAGTTGTCCGAAGAATTCCCTTCAGATGCGCGAAATCCTCCTGAGTTCCTTCTGTCATCTCATCCCAAAGTACATGTGTGGCATCTTTAACCCCCTTCAACTTTTGCGGCTTATCCAGCCCATAGGGAATCATCATATTGCCATTTAATCTGCACGAAATGCGCATATCGGATTCCTTAACGTGAAAATAGGCTTCCAAACCCCATTCCTGAATTACATCCTTCAATCCCTGAAAGGTGCTACCGCGAATGGTGTCTGCTATTTTTCTGCTATAAACTAAACGAAAATACTTTTTTGTAAGAGCGTAGATAACGGCCTTCTGATAAAGGAAAACAGACTTTCCGGACCCTCTGTTGCCGGTAAACAACTGTGTGCTTTCCTCAGCTTCAAGGAATGGAAGAAGCTCTGGGTTAAACAGCTCCGGAGAAAAATTGAAGGTGAGGGTTTGATCCACATTTTTGGTTTACCTGTTTTAATCTTTATTGACGGGTTTTTTACCGATAAACACTACTGCATTGCCTGATACATTTAGTTCAGTTTGCTCTACCGTAACACCGTCAATCTTGGCCATAAATGCAAGCATCGACTGTTGCGCAAATACACCCTGAGGCGTTCGTTTGTAATTCGGATCGAGGTCGCGAAGTGCTTTTTTT